TGGCGTCTCATTTGGAGACGCCATTTTAAGTTCGTATATTAACGCATTAAAATAAAGGACAAATATGAGTAAAAACGTAGTAATGATTGGAGCGGGTGTAGCAAATGTAAATGCTGCTACTAAGCTAGTTGACAATGGGTTTGATGGTAAAATTACCATTATTGATATGGGTAAAGATCCATATTTAAGACCATATGAAGAGGTAATGACAGGTTTCCTAGGAGCAGGAGGTTGGTCTGATGGTAAATTAACTTATCATACTTCAATTGGAGGACAATTATCTAAATATTGTGGTGAAGAAAAAGCAATGGAATTATTTGATCAGGTGATTGATAATTTTAAACGTTTCCACCCTAAACCCGAAGAAGTACAATGTTCAAACCCTATTGCAGAACCAGAATTTATTAAACCATATTTTGGATTACGTTTATTCCCAGTATGGCATGTTGGTACAGATTATTTACATGAAATAGGTAAAAATTGGTATGACTTTTTAGTTGATGGTGGTGTTCAATTTGAATGGGAAGCTAAAGTTACAGATATTGATTTTGAAAATAATACAGGTAAAGTAGTAGTACTTGAATCTGATTTAGAACATTCATTTGAATACGATACACTTATTTTTGGTGTAGGTAAATCAGGTATTGACTTTGGTAAACAATTAGCTGAAAAATATAAATTACCAACTGAACCTAAACCAGTACAAATAGGTGTTCGATTTGAAGCACCACAAAAACACTTTCAAAAATTAATTGATGTAAGTTATGATTTCAAATTGTATCGTAAATTCGAAGACAAAGGAGTATCACTACGTTCATTCTGTACAAACAACAATGCAGCTTATGTTGCCGTTGAGCAAACGTATGGAGATGTTAGTTACAATGGACATGCTAAAAAAGGAGAAGAACATAGAAATAACATGACTAATTTTGGCATTTTAATGGAAATTCAAGGTATTGATGAACCCTTTACTTGGTCTAGAAAATTAGTTAAAGCGGTAAATGAAACTTGGTTTGATAATAATAAAGGTCAAGGTAGATTTAGTAGAAAAACTCACACAGGTTTATACTATTCTCCATCACGTGAAAGAGGTATGACTAGTGAAGGTATTAAAGTTGATGCTATGATGGTAGGGTCATTAGATATAGTTAAAGAAGCATTTCAAGGGTATTATGATTATATAGAAGACTTTATTAAAGATATGAAAAAAGTATTTCCAACACTTAAAGATGATTGGGGTGTTTATATTCCTGAAGTAAAATATTTATCACCTGAACCTTTGGTTAATTATAATGATTTAAGTTTAACAACATACCCTAATGTGCATTTTGTAGGTGATGCCTTAAGTGCAAGAGGAATAACAGTATCAGGGGCACAAGGTACATTAGTAGCAGAACAGATTATTAAAGCAATGTAAACAAAAAATAAAGACTATGGCAAACAGTGAAAAATTATATGAAGAAAAAGTTATTAAATCAAGAGGAGCAAGACATTATTTAATAAAAATGGAAGGTGAAGATCATTGGAAACATCATAGATGGGATCACCCCGCAATTGTTCCTATAAATAAACAATCAGAATTTAAAAAAGGATATTTTTTAAGTGGAATTGAATATTCAGAAGAAGATTTTAAAGAAATAATGAAAGAAAGAGAAGGATTACCTTGGTATAAACAATCGGCACCCAAAGGAGAAACTTATAGAAATTAATATGAGAGAACATACGTTACAAGCAATGCCCTATAAAGGAGAAATTCATAAAAAAGCATGGGGTCATGAATTATGGATTATTAATAATGAACACTATTGTGGTAAATTATTAGTATTTAAAGAAGGTAAATCCTTTTCAATGCATTATCATTTACTTAAAGATGAAGCATGGTATATTTCCAAAGGAAAATTTTTGTATAAATACATAGATACTGAAACAGCAGAACAATTATCAGTTGAAGTAACAGAAGGTGATTGTATTCATTTAATGCCCGGTCAACCCCACCAAATGTTGGCTCTTGAAGAAGGAAGTTGTATATTTGAGGTATCAACACAACATTTTGATAGTGATAGTTATAGAGTAGGAATGGGATCTTCACAATTAGATCCATTAAATTTACCATTTTAATATGAAAATAGGTTTTTGTGGCACAATGTCAGTAGGTAAAACAACTTTAGTTAATGCTTTAGCTAAATTACCAGAGTTTAAAGATTATAAATTTAGAACAGAACGTTCTAAGTATCTTATGGAAATGGGTATACCATTAAATACAGATTCAACAGTTAAAGGTCAAGCAGTATTTTTAGCTGAAAGAGCAAGTGAATTAATGCAAGATAATATCATAACAGATAGAACAATTATTGATGTTATGGCATTTGCTAAATGTTCAAAATCAATGAATTATTTAGAGGCAGATGATTTTTGCGGTTTTGCGAGTAATATGTTAGATGAGTATGATTATGTATTTTATGTTTCACCTGAAGGGGTTGAAATTGAAAATAATGGTGTTAGAGAAACTAATGCAGAATATAGAAAATTAATTGATCAGAATATCCAATTGTTAATTATTAAATATAGACATAAAGTTAAAAATTTAATAGAAATTAAAGGATCCACTGAAGAACGTATAGAATTAGTTAAACAAGCAGTTTCTTTGTGATATTTATAACAAAATACTCTTACAATGAAAAGATCAGAATTTAAAAAGGCTATAAAAGAAGAAATACTTGATATTTTAGAAGAAGCATCTAAAGAAGATGTTAAGGCCCAACAAGATTATAATGCTGAATTAGAAAAAACAGCCCAATTAACTAAAGATTTAGGATTAGGAGAAGGAAATGATACAGGCCAATTTCAAGATGATGGTTATGTAGATCATAAATATGACGATCAAACAATAGACAAATATAACATTCCTGTTGCTCCTACAGCTGTATTTGAGGATGAAGATGAAGATGATATGGATAAAAAAGCAATGAAATCTGCTAAAAAGGGAGACTCTATATCAAAATTAGCTTCTAAACTACAACAAACATCAGCAGAATTAAAATCCACAGCTAAAAAGTGGAAAGATGCTGAAGGTAGTGAAAAAGAAAAGTTAAAGGATAGACTTAGAACTTTAACAAAAATTAAAAAAGAGATTGAAGGACTTCTTTAAAAATATTCAAACGCTACTTATTGTAGCATTAGTGGCTATTATCTTTTTTATGAGGTCATGTGATGGGGGGAAAACTATTACTGAGCCTAAAATTATTACAAAAACAGAAACTAAGTGGGATACTATAAATGTTGTAAAAGAAGTATATGTTCCTAAATGGAAAACTAAAATTGTTACTCAAATAGATTCTATTTTAATTAATACTCCTATTGATACTTTAGAAGTATTAAAAGATTATTATGCTAAAAATGTTTTTATAGATGAAATTAGTTTAGATTCTTTAGGTATTATAACAATAACAGATACTATATATAAAAATACAGTTTGGAAAAGAGCAGTTGAATCCAATATTTTAATACCTACAACTACTATAACTGAAGAAATTTATCTAAATAATAGAGAATTTTATTGGGGTATAGGGATACAAGGAAGATCAGACCAGTTAAATTATGTTGGGGGTGAATTATTATATAAAAATAAGAAAAAACAAATGTATGGGTTAGGGTTAGGAGTTAATCAAAATTTCCAACCTGTAATATCTGGTAGATTATATTGGAAAATAGGAAATAAATAATGTCAGATTTAAAACAAATAATAAGACAAGAATATATAAAATGTGCTAAAGATCCTGCACACTTTATGAAAAAATACTGCAATATCCAACACCCCCAAAGAGGAAGAATATTATTTAATTTATACCCATTTCAAGAAAAAGTATTGCATTTAATGCAAGAAAACCCATATTCAATTATTTTAAAATCAAGACAATTAGGAATATCAACACTATCGGCTGGATATTCTTTATGGTTAATGTTATTTCATAAAGATAAAAATGTATTATGTATTGCGACTAAACAGGAAACAGCACGTAATATGGTTACTAAGGTAAAATTTATGTATGATAATTTACCTTCATGGTTAAAAATACCAGCTGAAGAAAATAATAAATTATCACTTCGACTTAACAATGGTTCAATAATTAAAGCAACATCTGCAAGTAGTGATGCTGGTAGATCAGAAGCAGTATCATTACTATTAATTGATGAGGCAGCCTTTATTGACCAAATTGGAGAAATATGGGCATCAGCTCAACAAACACTAGCAACAGGGGGTGGTGCTATAGTATTAAGTACCCCTTATGGTACTGGAAATTGGTTTCACAAAACATGGGTATCAGCAGAAAATAATCAAAATGATTTTATACCAATAAGATTACCTTGGGATGTTCATCCTGAAAGAGATCAATCATGGAGAGATAGACAAGATGAATTATTAGGTGATCCAAGATTAGCTTCACAAGAATGTGAC